TTCCGGCTGATGCAGAACTAGCCACGACATCCACGTCTGTAACGCAAGATGACCACTTCTGTACTTGCCAGTTGTAGATTAGCAAAGTATTTTGTGCAAAGTTGTCTATAAACTTCCAGACCACAATCTTACGAATCGGGTCAATGGTTGATGACATTAGGTTAAGTTTAGATGGGTTGGCATTAGCATAGAACCATGAGTCTATCTTTTGCGTACCAATTGCCGTTACTGTAGAGCCATCGCATGAATAGAAACCATCAGCACCTAAGAAGTAGCTCATGCCACCGTACTGCACAACAGAGTTGCCTTCAACACAGCCAACACCACGACTAATCGTGTCAAATTGGAAGAATAAAGGTGAGCCAATGTAAGACATACGCACGATAGCACGGTCTAGGAATATAAGACCAACCTCACCACCAGTCATGCCTGTAATGTTGCCACCATCGGCAATTACTTGGTAATCGGATTGTGATGCGCCACCTGATACCCAGTCAAACTCGTCATTGATGTCAGACCATTGAACTTTGTTTGAGTTACTACCAGCATCTAAGTTAGCAGCTACAACAAAGTCACGCACTACTGTAACGTACTTAGCTACAGGAGCATCTACGCTTAAATCATCAAATGTTGTGCTTGAGCCTAGTGTAAAACTTTGTAGTTTGTTGACGTTGTTAGCTGCAATAATAGTATTGCCAAATTGTGTAAAGTTCCATTTGACTACACCGCTATAGTTGCCAGTTTTAGATACGTTGTCTAAGCTTAAATCGCCACCATCAAACTTAAATAGTTTGGTAGTACCGCCAGCAAATATATTGGTAGTCGCACTAAAACGAGCAGCAAAAGTATTGTTAAGGTCTTCACTTGCAGCAGCAGAATAATCTACGGCTAACGGGAATGGACTATAACCTAATGCAGTAGGAACTACATTCTGTGCAACAGACAAGTTTTCAGCAACACCGGCTAAGTCTGGTGTCCATTCTGTAAATGCTATGCGTTGCGTAGCCATTAAGCAGTCCGTTGCCACATATAAACTACGACATACGGTTGTAGATTTGCGTTAGTTCCACTTACACCGGAAGATGCCACAGATGTGCTGACAGAGATACCTGTTGTATTTGAATCAGTTGTAGCGTTTCGTACAACATTGACACCATCTGCAGGATAGTTATAGCCTGTACTATCATTACTACCAACACCTATAGTATGTGTATGTCCTGGGTCTGATACGGTAGATGTAGCAGTATGAGTATGGCTTACCACAACAGCATCTGCGCTACCGCCAGTAGCACCAGCAGTAAATCCACCGCCATTACCGATTAGAACACGACCAGCACCAAATGCTGTCCAAGTACCAAAACCAAATAATGTATTTGGGTTAGTTGATACGGTAGCAGTAAATATAGATCCTACTGGGTATAAAACAGCTAATGCTGATGTAACAAAAGCTGTCGTAGCTACTTGTGTAGTGTTAGTTCCACTTGCAGCAGTAGGTGCAGTAGGTATTCCGGTCAATGTAGTCGTGCCAGTAACAGCTAAGTTACCACCTACGGTAAAATTATCTGCATCTGTACCAGTTTGTTGGTCTTTAACTTGAGCCATCAACTCACGGATAGCATTATTAATACCAGATGGCGCACAACCCTCGGCAATATCTATGCCACCAATATCGGTATTGTTGGATGCCGTTGCACTCCACTCACTTATCTTATTCTTTGCCATGATTTATCCCTTTAAAAGCCATGTATTACTACTTACAGGTGTTTCTACCCATGTGTTTGATGATACTGATGTGTCTGTCCAAGTGTTTGTGCTGTCTGATGCCGGTGTCCAGTTATGACCTAAGTTAGTACCATTAGCAGTTACAGTAGCATTACCTGCAATTGCGCCTTTTCCGTACCATATTGCGCTACCATTTACATTTACAGTAGCAATGCCATTAATATGTGCATCTGCGCTGTATTGAACACCACCAAGTGCCGTAACTGTAGCAAGCCCGACTACCGAGCCTGATGCAGTTCTAACTCTACTTGCATTACTTGTAACAGTTGCTGTGCCAATTATTGCGCCAGCACCACTTCTAACCCTGTAAGCCGTAGCTTGTACTGTAGCATTGCCTGTTATTATAGCATTTGCGCTGTAAATTACACTAGAACTTGCAGAAACGCTCGCTAAGCCATTTATACTGCCAGCCCCTACTCTTATCCTTGTCGCATTAGAACTAACAGTCGCAAGACCGTTAATTTGAGCAGAATTTAGTCGTGTTCTATTGGCATTTGCAGTAACTGCTGCATTACCTACTATTGTAGCATTTGCATTGGCTATTTTATAAGCATTTGCAGTAACTAGTGCGCTGCCATCAATACTAGCAGAAGCTAATAAAATCTGACTAGCTAATGAGCTGAATGGTACTTGCGAAAATGCTGCTATGCCAAACATTATTCAGCAGATACCCAAGATAAAGAATTTTCATTCCAAATATATTTACCTTCAATAGGCATAGCTACTGGAGCTATCCATTGGCAAGTATCTTCATCTAGCACCCAACTTTCATAAGGTTTAGGAGCAATAAATGCATCTAAGTCTTCTCTATATTCGTATCCTATAGATCCAAAGTTCTTTCTAAACGGAGTGCCTCCATATAAATGTTGTCCTCCTCTAGTGTTATAAGATGTTTGAACCCATCTACCACCTAGTCCTAGGTCAACAGATAAGAATTCTTCTCCTCTGTGTTCTTGGTCATCCGATACTACAAGTACTTGGATGACAAAATTGTTCTCATCTAGTTGCGAAAAGTGTGCCATTAGAATAATACTTTTAATACTCTCCATGCACCATTATATATCTCCAATACATATGGTGTGGTGTTTGTGTTTACTCTTATCATACCATTAGCAGCAGTAGGTCTCTGTGCTGTAGTTCCTTGTGGTAACCTTAGGAAACCAGTATCATTTATTACTGTGTTTTTTAATGACGCCATGTTCCCTATCCTAATGATGGAGTATATAAATGGGATGAAGAAACTCTATCTTGGATTGAGTCTTACTAAAGAATTAATTACATCGTCCACGGAGATACTCTTATGGCATTCGAACTGTCTAGGAGTACCTTCGTGCTCAGGACACCAGTTCCAATCTCCCTTGTTGAACTTAAACTTAGGGTTGTTCCAGCATCCATTACATACACTTCTGTTCTCTACACGAACGCACTCGAACTCATGATCGCTGGTAGTGAAGTTAGCTATCATTACAACCTTAGTCTCTACTGCCCAGGCTAACCAACTAATACCACTACTGAGTCCTATATAGAACTCACATCCACGGAGGTGATTGATAACACTCTCTAGAGAAGTGTTTTCTAGTTTCTCTGCACCATAATCATTTGCTTCCTTAGATAGTTCTATCACTTTGTATCCTTGATCTTTCAATCTACTAATAAGCTGTGGCCATTTATCCCAGTGCTTACACTCAGCTGTACTCATTGTAGATATACAAACGTACTTCTCACCTTCTAGTAATACTCCTGGTAGATCAACAATCCTTGGTCGCATCTCCTTATATGGTAGATTAAGAATGTTACATGCGGCTTGTTGTAACGGTATTGTTACAGGGTTAACAGGTTCTTTGCTCTTATCCCAGTGCCATCCTAAGTCTGGCATAGCTACAATGTTATCTACAACATCACCTGGTTTAGCAAACTCTAGTTCAGGATATACGCTTTCAAATAAGAAGTTCTTGAACGTACTCACTATAACTTCACACTGATACTTCTTCTTGAACTCTAGACAGTATGGCATCCATGCAATTGTATCTCCTAGGGATGAACTGCCAAACGTAATAAATACACGCTTACCTTTTAGATGTTGTAAGAAACTTATACGATGTTTTAATACACCTTTATTGTTCCTAGCCTCTACAAAGAAGTTACCAATGTAGCGTATATCAATCTTCATCCAGGTATCCTTACCAAGAGTTGTACTATAGTGCAACTTACGCTCACCATCTTTCTCTTCAACGAATGAGCATTCGTAATCTTCATCACAGTCTGTCACCTCAAAGTATAGACCATCGATATTATGGAAGTTGTAATTAAACATATGATTCTATATAAGCTTTGGTTGTATCTTTACTTGTCCACTTCTTACTAATAATTCCTGCAGCGTCGTACATCTTCTTTAGCTGTGAGCATATCCAGAACCAGTCATGGTTCTTGCGTTGCTCTAGTTGATCAGTGTAATACCTGTACCATTGTCTATCTAATACTACTAATCCTTTGATTGCCTCCTGTGTACTTATCTCTGACATTCTGTACATACCAGGAAGTTCAGCATTACATGTACCAACAATTGGTAGGCCGCAACTCATTGCTTCTAGGATGGATAGATTAGGATGACCATACTCTAACATTGATGGAGCCATAAAGATACTATGTGTCTGGTATAACTCTAGTGTCTCTGCATCTGTAGGATTGGTACACTTAAGCGTAAGCCTTTCATACTCTAATAGATCTGGATGACCCTTAAAGAACTCTAGGTTATTCTCAGGACCTGCAATAGTAATCTGTAGCTTAAAGTGTTTAGCTGCTTCAATTGCATATCTAAATCCTTTACGATCTATAGTGCTGTCACCTGCCATACCATTGTTACAGATCATTAATAGTTTCTTCTTCTCTCGTACATCTGGTAGAAGAGGTTTGAAGAAGTCTGTGTTTACACCGTGTGGTAGATAGAACAACTTATCTGTACCATCGAAGTAACCAATGATATGTTTACTATGACATATAGAGAACACAGATCCTTTGATAGCTGCTAGGTTGTTGTGGTATACACCACTATCCTTACCGTAGTATTCAGCATGATGATCGTGTAGAGAGTACACATAAGGTATACCCCTGTCTCTCATCTCTAGCGCTGTGTTAGCCATGTGACAATGCACAAGCTGGTTGTCTTTCTTCTCTATCTGATTAGGATAGAGTACACTAACATTCATACCAAGTCTAGATAGTCTATCCTGATACATTGCTATGATGCGTTCTACAGCTCCCCAGCCATTAGGCGGTATACTGATTAGTCCTGTTGCTACTTGTATTATATCCATATCTTCCATTTGTTTCTAAATTTGAATTCATCCTCTTCTAGCTTCTTCATCATACTGTCACTGTAAGGTTGGCCAACTAGCTCAGTGCCTTTATGAAACGCCACAGATGTCTTAACTAATGCATGCTTAA